GCGCGGCGGAGAAGGAGCGCGCTACGCGCCGCAAACGCTCAAAGAAACAGGGAGTCGGGGGGAAACCAACCATGGTTAAATCATGTGCATGTCCCACTTGCGACCTGCTCACAAAGACCATTATTGGCCGTGACAAGAAGCCTTCAAATGATGCTAAAGCAGGCCGTATGTCCTGCATAACCTGTGAGGGAGAAGGAAAAGCAGGTGGTTGTAAGGACTGTGGCAGACTCAAAATCATGGGCGGCACAGCACGAATCACAAAGCCTTCTCAAGCACGAAGGGAGGAGTCTCGTATAGACCCATTGGAAAGAGCCAAGGAAAAAGTCATGCCAAAGATCGGCTACACAAAATTGAAATCCACCGATCAACTCTTGGTCGAAGCACTGTTGAGGTGAACGCATGAATGAATTTGATGCCGCTTGGGATATTTTGAAACGGAGATATACGGACGACGACATAGGGCGTTTGCACCGTGAATTACTTCGACAAAATCAATTTCGACAAGGCTATATTGACACTTCACAACTTGACTCCAATGACCGAATAAGGTTACAAAACCAACATGTGTTCGCAAATGACGGCGCACACAGATATGGGCCAGGAGGAGGAAAAATAATGGTTGATAGCCATTCCAACCCGATTCCTCCACGCTCTTATGTCCCAGTGGCCCACATCGAAGAAAGCGGCAAAGGCAATATAAGACCGAAACTTGCCCCCCGCTTGTCCTATGGTGAGGACAACCTGTATCAACCCGAAGGCCCAAGTGGAGGCAGTTATCCGATTTATGCCCTTCCTGGCGAGTTTATGGTTGAACCCCGTGGGCAATATGGGAGTTATCGTGATAAAAAAGAGGCTCTCATGTCTCATCCATGGGATAATAAACGCTTCCCAAGACTTGCGGTTCGAGATTCCGCAACCGACCCGTTGGGAGTTGACAAAGCATTGATCAAGGCTGTTCTCAAAGACAAAAAAGAATCTAAACCCTTTCATGGCTACAACCCAAACCGCCACAGCAAGGAAGGCGGATTGAATGCTAAAGGCCGAGCCAAATTCAAGCGTGAAACGGGTGCAAACCTCAAGCCCCCCGTCACCGAGAAACCATCGACTCTCAAACCAGGCTCAAAGAAAGCCAAGCGAAGAAAATCATTCTGCGCTCGCATGTCGGGCGTTAAGGGGCCGACCAGCAAGGGCGGCAAATTGACACCGAAAGGTGCGGCACTAAAGAGGTGGAATTGTTGAACAACAAAAAGGCATTTGAAGACGCATGGCGACAGGTAAAAATCGCTAAGAACGAAGACCCCCCCCTTCATCAACGAGGGTATGAACAGTCTATGCAAACAGATATGATGCAAAGAATGAAATCATTCATTCAAGAATCAATGTTAAGCGAATTGGCGGCTCACTTGGAAAGTTTGGAATTGGACTACACCATCGAACAACTGATGGATGAATTCGGATTTGCGCCCTCGGACATTGACAGCAACATTATGAGTCTCATGGAAGATGTGCGAAACGATTTGGAACAGAAAGTGCGTTTCTTGAAGTGATTTCATGGTCGAATTGAAGAAGGACAAGTGTTGCTGTGGAGCAACAAAGGCCAAACCATGCGAGTGCATGAAGACTGGCGCAACTTGTTCGACTTCGGAACCAAAGTGTGCCTGTTACAAAGCCAAGGATTTGAAGAAATCATTTGAGGCGGGGTGGAGGAACATTCATGTCGGCATTTGAAATGGTGTGGGGCGATTTACGAGCCGACATCATTAACAAAGCCGATGCCTTTCGACGCGTTCCTGCATCTCGCTTTGATGAAATCATGCAGGACTTTCGAGGCCAGCCACAAAACATGATTCAAGGCCCAAAATGGACTGGCGGCAAAAGACAGCCCTATTACATCGGCCCGTTGCGAAGGGCCATGGCCCTCAACCCCTCAAAGCGTGGGGGGCGAAGACGAATCGTTGAGCCTTTCATGGGTGCTTTGAATGTCTCCGCAAATGTTAATCCAGGCCAGCGAGCCTTAGTGGGTGATTTTGACGACATGATGCCCGAAGTGTTCAAGCGAATACAGCAGGGCGACATGACTTTGGACATGACACCGTTCCTACAAGACGGCAACATCGACCGAAGAACATTCTACGAGGACATCCGAGGCGCAACACCAAAGGGACGCAAAGGGAAGGACTTTGACAGCCGTTTTGAAACGCTGAAACCCGACTCCTTAAATGACTTCATTCGACGGCAGAAGGAAGGGGGGCTTACCGATCAAGAATTCCGAGACATGATAGAAAGGTTCGCCCAATATCAGCGCATGGCTTGGAGAGGAGAGCCACGAAGAAGCGGTTTGGGGTATGCAAACATGACCATTAACAATCCATCATTCTCCTTGCCTTCAACTCTTGATTTGGCTACAAACCAACCAGCATACGCCAACTTTGACATTCACGGTGGCATGGATTACAAGGACTTCTTCAAGTTGCCAATCAACCCCGATGATGACTTCGGGTTCATTGACCCGCCCTACGCTGGCGGAGAAGGAGCCAACTACGACTTCCCTGTTCCCGACCCAATGGAGGAACACAAAATTTTGGCTGAATTGGTTGGAGAGTTAGCCGCCGAGGGTATGCCCATCGTCGCCACCAACAACCCAATAGTCGCTCCTCTCTATGAGAAGCATGGGTTCAAAACGCAACTGATGGGCCGTCCCGACCGATACAGGAATTATGGTGGGGCCGAAACCCTCAAGCCCGAAGCCATCATGCACAACTTGGACGACTTCGATTTCTTGGAAGGGTTTGACGAAATGAGGTTGTGAACATGGTCTTTGGTCGTCGTCCTCAAAACCCTTTCATGAATCCTCCATCAGCCGAGGCTTTCAACCCCTACATGGAAAGCCAAGGTGAAGAGGAAATCCCCGAAGTCAAGACGAAGGATATGGACAATGACCCTTGCTGTGAAGAAGCACGAATGAAATTCCGTGAGGCATTAAGGAAACATTTTGGAAGGTCATCATGGGGGGACATTGACTCTATAATTGAAGGTTCATGCGAAGAGTTACAACGAGAATTAGAAAGTTGGATTAGCCAAAATTGGAATAGAGAAGAGGACAAAGATAAACACGGCATCACTTTGCATGAGGATTTGTTGCGTATTCAAAACGAATGGGATGCGTGTTCGTCCGAATCGTTTGAAGGTGTTTTCACCGCTTCATCAGATCCATTTGAAATGGCATGGGGCATGATGGTCAAGGGCGAATTCCGTGGCTATTCCCCAAACCGCAACATCAGTGAACGCCCATACCGACAAGCCAAAGCAAAGACATGGCAACAAAGCAAGAAGGTTCAGCGAGGTCGAACACAAAAGCGATACCAGCGCAACAAGACGAGAGGAAACATTCGTCCACAGCAAAGACGGCAACTGGGCGCAGGTGGACGACGCTTTTCAACCAAGCGTTAAGGACACTGTTTCAGTCCAACGCTTTCCTGTCTCTTTATGTTGAAAGGTCAACTCCTGCTTCGCCCAAATGTAGTGGGCGGCGTTGGCGATCATGGAGATGTCTCGTGCGATTGAGCGCAACACAACCCGATGCCCTCCTCTCCTCCATTCCTGTAAGCGTATGATGGCTGAATGGAGGTGCTGTGCATAATAGAATTGATTGCCACCGTTGTTCTTGGCGATTTCCTCAAGCGTGAGCCTTTGGCCCATATCCCCGTAGGTTTTTGCCGTGGCATCCTTTCCAACCTTCATCAAATCAAAGGCCTTCTCCTGTAACTTCAAATCAAACGCCTTCTCTAAAATCGGGATTTCGATCCTCATAATGTTGTGACCGATGATTGCTTCTGCCTCCTCAAGAATTGTTCGGAAGTCTTGCTTGGCAGTGTCGTCTTCGACTTTAATTGAGGCGAGGGGATAGTTGAGGGCTTGATTCTCAAGGTAAATCCCCACATCCCCTTGCTCCTGCCCCGTGGAATACAAAATGAAATTGAAGTCGCAATCGTCAACCCATTCTTCCCAACTGTTGAAAGTGCCTTCAGCAACACTTTCGGAGAACAACTTGACCGCTACGATTTTCTTTCGCTTGAGCCATTCCTTCGTCGCTTTCTTTATCATCATATCACCTCAATGGTCAAGAGCAACAAACGATTTCTTCCCTGTTTGATAACGGGTGAACACGCCACCGTCCACCATTTTGTTCAAACGGCGTTCTGCTGTGCGCTCGGCCACGCCTTCCAAGGTGGCGTATGCTTTCTGCAAATCGGTTTTTGACACGACCTCTCGGTTGGCTCTCTTGTCCACCATTTTTTTGCATTTGTTGTAAGCCTTCTTCCATGAGGAAATCGCCATTTCACGCTTCTTTCCTTCCTTGTAGTCCTGCTTTTGCTCAAGCCAAATGGTGAGGTTGTGAAGGTTGTCGTAGATGATTTCTGTTGCCATCATCACATGATCGGCAGTGATAACCTTTTGCCGCATGGTTGCCGCTATGATGTTTGAGAAAATGATGGTATAATTCTCCACATTCGGAATGAATGTCATGGCGGTTTCACGAATGCTCTCATTTTGAATGCCCTTTACGAGCGCATAATAGTCGTCCACGGCGTTCAACAGGGCCGCATGATAATTCGGCCCCACCGAGAACAATTCGTGGGCGTGGTTAATGGCGGTGTCCTCCCGTTCCGCATCGGATAATTCGTTCCATTCTTCTAAAGTGATTCCTGCCGCATCTAACATCCTGTCACGCACCTCGGACTGAATCTCAAGCAGGAACCCGCCCAAGTCCTCATAACTCCAAAGAGCATCGGGGACAGGGACATAAACGCCACCCATGCGGTGTTCACTGGTCGATTGTCGCTGTTCAATCCCAACATCATTTTGAAATAGGAATACACGCTGAAAGAAACCCTTCTCAAGAACATGGTGCATGATGTCTTTCGGCGGGAATGTAGTAGCCCAAAGGGAGATGCCCGATGGTGTTCGGACTGAACCTCCGACTAAGTGCTTCACGAGAACATTCGTGGCTGAACCAATCGGGGCCATGGCCTGTTGCAGATACAGAATTTTGTCGCTGAAATATGCCTTGGAGTCGTTGAGCAGAACGCTTCCCTCGTCGAACAGAAGTGTCTTGTAGCCGTTCAAAATGCCAGGCACAGTCTCGTATTCAACCTCTTTCGTAGGCTTTCCATCATCGTCATAGACCACCTTCTCAATGACTGTCCCGATCAACTTAGCGTCGGAACCAGCACTGAATTGTTCTCCTTCAATGCCACACGACTTGAGCAACTTCTCGGTGAATTCGTAGGCAATCGACTTACCTGTTCGGGACTGTTGAATCCAATACACATGGACTCGGCAATCAATGTGCGCCCCGTGGATGGGGATTCTCATGTAAGGGGCAAGGACTTGACCGCAGACGAAGAAATACGAAAGGAGGCCTGCGTATTCGTTGAAGAATGACACTGTGTTGAAACGCTCAATGTAGTTACGCAGGAATTTGCTTCCGTCCCACGGTGCGGTGACCAAGGAATAATCGTTCCACTTGCGGCCACCCGCATTCGTTGTCGGTTTCAACATCATTTCTTCATCTCCTCTCGCCCCACAGGGGGTTTCCTATTTAAACGCTCTTGGTAATCAGAAGAATTCTTGAGAACATCCTTTGACATTCGGCTACCGACATAATGTTTGTTTGAATTGTTGTGATCCAAATGGTGAAAAATGAGGTCTTGATATAAAAAATCCCAACAGAAATAAGAGTTGTTAAACGATGCCGTGTTTCCATCAAATGAAACCTTCTTATCGACAATCAAGAGTTGTAGATTTTTGTTTTCTTTTTGTTTCTCGCTGAAAAACACCCCCACCTCTTGATAATTCAAAATAGGCAATCCCATGACCATAGCAAAAGGCTTTCCTAAATTGTAAAGCCTTTCAAAAACCTGCAATTTTTTGGTATATGGTGGATTTGAAACGATGTAGTGATATTCATCATCGGGTTCGTAGTGAAAAAAGTCTTGGCCCGTCCAAATGTGCGAATGAATAACCTTGAAACCCGCTTGCCTTAAACGAATAACAAACTCACTGTTTTCGGTATCAAATGGACACCAAATGGTTAATTTTTCGGGCGGTATATCAAAGGTATTCGAGTTGATTTTCAAATACGGAATAATCGCATCAACCAAAATAGGAGGCGTGTAGTATTCGTCTTTTTTATTCCAATTTCCCCGTTTAAAGTAATCATCAGCCATAATACCACCTAAGCCCGACTCATTTTGACCCGTTCTTGGGCTAACGGCTCCTCGCTGTTGAACGCTTTCACAATGCGTTCTGCACGAACCTTGCCGATTCCTTCTGTTTGCGCCAACTCCTTCGCATTCAGTGAGGAAATCTCAACCACGGAGCCATGCTCGTCGAGAAGTCGCTTGGCGATTGTCTCACTGCATCCTGCGGCCTTTAGAACATCAACTCTCATGTCCTCGGTGGCCGTCCGACGCATCAAACGGTATGTGGATGTTGATCGTAGCGTCCCATGCTTCTCAAATCGCTTACAAATGAAACGAGCGGCCATGGACTTTGAGGGGAGCGTGATGATGTGCAGGTCGAAATCTACGGAGAACCGAGCCAACGATCCAGTGAAGGAAGCAAAGGCTCTCGCATACGGTATTTTGCGCCCCCCTTTCTTGGCCTTAGCAATATAGGCATCAAGCGTCCCATGAACCAGCAGGATTGCTTGGTTGTAGTTGTCATCAAGGTTCTGCAATTGATTCGCAAGGTGGCCCGAATACAGGCTTTGCATGTAGTCTTCAATGGATTTTGCTTCTATTCCAACGCTCCCAAAGGAATAGTCCGTGAGCATTGTTTGGCGCACTTGAAACTGCAATTTGTTCTTCTCACAGTATTCCTTCACCAAGTCCTCAAGACCCGACTGTTCCCTGTTATCAATGAACAGAATCCTCTCGTCGCTCATTGTTGACCTTCCCCTGCAAGAAGAACGCTGTTCAGCATGTCGCACACCAATTTAGCCCAGTTGGGGTCGGTAGTGATTGCCACTACGCGTTCATCGTTTTGAACAATCTCATGCGTGAGGGTGAGGAGGTTGTAACGGAATGACCACGGAAGGACTTGCGGCGGCAACTCATTATTGTGATGAGCGTTCAACAATTCTTCTGCTTTCTTCTTTCGGATTTCATCAATGTCTTCATCGTTGCTCATGTGTTCACTCCCCATTTGTCAAGTGTTTTTTGCTTGCGCTGTTCGATGACCACCTCTTCGTATTCATCCGTCCAGTGCTTGATTCTGTCTCGTGCTATCGGAATGTATTCCTCATCCCTTTCTATTCCGATGAATCCGAAACCTTGCGTAGTGGCCGCAATCCCTGTCGTGCCGCTCCCCATGAATGGGTCAAGGACGATCCCGTTTGGAGGCGTGATGAGTCGGCAAAGGTATTTCATCAAGTCCACGGGTTTGACGGTGGGGTGAATGTTTTTCATTATGGCGGCGTTCTCTTCTCCTTCCTGCAACCGCTTCTCAACACTGATTTCTCTTCCGATGCCGCCACTGTTATGCTGTGACTTCTTCGATGGGTGATGGTCAAGGCCTGCGTTTCGCTCGGCTTTGCTCGCCTTAGCGCAGTAAAAGAAACGGGCGGCTGAACCCGAATCACCGAATCCTCCCATCGGTGTTCCTGCTGGTCGGCTTTCTTTACCGTAGGCCGCACCATCGTTGCCTCCATTCTTGACACCTGGCTTTCCGCTTTTGGTTTCGGGAAACAGACTCACGACCTCATCCGAGCCATCGTGAATGAAATTGGCGGGGAAGCGTCCAGCGTCATGCCTTTCTCCTTCGGGAGTCGATGAGCGACCTTTGTTCTCAACACCCACTTGATAAAGCGACCCCTCGCTTTTCCCTTCGCCCCATGCGCCGTCCTTTCCGCTATGCGGAATACGGCAAGCGTCAATGTTCAAGCCACCTGTCCCATGCTCAAGCACATTCTCAACGATAGTGCCGATGAGGGGCTTACGGGCGACCACGATAGGCTCATGGGCGGGTTTGAGGGCTGAACCCCAACCATCCCATTGTTGCGCTTCGGGAGTGGTGGGCTTGGTTTCCATAGCCTGTTCCTTGAATCCTCCTTCATAGAGCGTATCAATCCCCGCAGTTTTACGGGCTAACGACCCATCTCCGAGCCTCTTTACCCCAACGACTTCCCGTTCCGCACCTGCGGCTTTGTCTATCCCTTTGCTGATGTCATACGACTTCGGAAAGCCCGAACCATAGACCCACATGATTTGGTCACGAATCTCAAAGCCAGCATCCTCAACATTGACCACGAGGCGGTGATAGGTGCGAGAACCAGCGAAGGCCAGCAGGTGTCCACCATGCTTCAGCACCCGAAGGCATTCACGCCACACTTCGACAGAAGGAACATCGTAGTCCCATTTCTTTCCCATGAATGAAAGCCCGTATGGTGGATCGGTGACGATTGCATCAACCGAGTTATCATCAATCTCCTTCAACTTATCTAAGCAATCGCCATGAAGAAGTTGATAGGACATACGCCTCAATCCTCGTCGGGGGGTGAAGTGTATTGAATTTCAGCATCGCAACCGCTACATCGGAGGAATGAAACAATTCCCTCCCCTTCCATGCAACAGTCCTCTCTCGTAAAGTCGCTTTGCCAAATACATTCTGCGCCACACCACCAACAGGGGTGTGTTTTTCGTTTAGAAGCCTGCTTTTTCGTCATAATACGGACACCTCCCCACGCACAATCCTTCTCGGAAGAAGGTTGAACAGGTTGGAGTTTGATAGAATCGGTTCGCACCGTGGGATAGCATTTTTTGTGTGATGGTTGGGTTGTAGTCGGCCCAGTCCAGCGTCTTGATAAAGGCGTGGGTTTTGTTCACCACCTCCATGTTTTTCACTTGACTTGTTGCAGGTGGTCGAGCGAAGTTGCGAAAGAAGTCCATTAAATACATCATGAGATATGTCCTGTGCTGGTGCGTAGGGTTGCTTCCCTTCTCGCAGGCTCCTGCCGCTAAACAAGGCAGGACAGGAATGTTTTGAATCCTCTCCATCTCAATTTGAATGTCTTCGGCGTTGAATTGCACATCGGAATAGGGAACAGCGAAGTGGTTGTTTGGGTCACGCTTGACGATTTCAATCTCCAATCCTTTCTCACCGACGAGGTAAAAACCAGGTTTCGGCTCCTGCGCCATTTGTTCGTAGAACGACCATTTATCGCCCAATGAGCCAGGAAACAGGGGAATAGTCCACAAATTGCGCTTGAAATTGAAAGAGTTGGGGATTCGGATATGGCGGTCGGGGCGGAAAGAAACCACGGGGTCGAGGGTGACCAAGTCCATGTCCCGAACCCATTTGTTGATGAGGGTTCTGCCCGAAAACAACAACTCGTTGGCCTCCTTGGGGGGCAAGGCATATTCCTTATCCAGCATCACCCAAATGTGAAAGCCGCCACCTGTGAACCAAATAGCGTGTTTGATTTTGTTCTCAAGAAGGTGCATCGACAAACGCCATGCTTCCTCGGAACAGCGATCTCCTGCCTCCTCCTCGGTCATGCCCAACTTTTCCTCGGCCCTGTTCCTGTCCATATCCACGACAAAGTGAGGAATAATAGCAGTTATGTATTCTGCACGAGTCCCGTTTGGTTTCAACTCCCTAAACCCATAAACCGTGGTTGTGATATTCTCCTTCCCGTTCATGGCATTGATGAATTTCTGCAAGCCCTCTCGGTTCTTGACCACCTTTCGGGTGTTCATGTCAACTTCCCTTGGGAAATGCTGAAAGAGGTTCCTCCCGCTCATGCTCATGCCTCAATGGTTTCGTTGGAGAAAGACGGGCTGTGAACCCTTTCTCCTCGTTTGTTCGATGCCTCCCACGAGAACATGTTGAGGGAACAGGGGCGGCAAAGTGTCGCCCGCTTCATTTGTTCCCCAAGCAACTCCCATGTAACAGAAGAAACGATTTTGCGACGACATCCACAAACACTGCAAGTGCCAATTTCTCTTGCCCTCATCATTCGTCACCTCGTAGAACCGCACCGTATTTGGGACAATACCCCTTGACGGCACACCATGGTTCACAAATCCTTGACTCGGCCCCCACTGGCTTCACAGCGAATGCGTCCCACTGCTTAACCTGCCCCATGCTCATGTGCGTCAAGACCATGTTTCGTATGTTCTCCATGACCTTCTTAATCGAAGCAATTTGAACAGGCTCAACAAACCGATACGCAGAATCTCCCAACACGAGGCCCATTTGTTTCGCCTCCTTGTCAGTGACTCCTCCCGTATGATCCCATCCCCAATAGGCGGCATCCATGCCCCCAAAGTCTGCGTCCTTGGATTTCTTGATGAGGATTGCGTAGAACGCCATCTCCTCTCTCATGCTCTCCAACTTGAAGTTGCTATCCTTGTTCCAAACACCAGTCTTCAATTCATGCAGGTGCAAGTCCTTCCAGTTGCCCTCGTCGTCTAATTCTGCGTAGGCTCGGTCAACGATTCCCGTTAAGTGAACAAGAACAGGTTTGCCGAACACATCAATTTCAACGATTGCGTCAAAGGGCAACTCGTTAAGGACAGGAAGGAAGTCGTGAGCATCCGAATGAATCAAACGCAGTGCTTCCTTCTCCATGAATTTGCGAAGGTGAATTTCCTCGCCCAAGGTGAACGGTTTAGCGGGGGTGATAACCCCTTCCCATTCCTTTTCGATTGATTCCGAGGGGATGTATTTCTTGAAGGTTGACAGGATCGTATCGTAGTCCTGCTTCTTCAATTCGGCCAAATCCTCTTCTTGATACAGGTTGTGATAGAAATCCTCCACTGCATCGTGAACATTTGTTCCCCGAACCATGTTGTCGTTTTGTGGCTCCTTGACACCGAGAATGTATTTGATGTAGGCCTGCTGTTCGCAGAACCCGAAGGTGTTGTAGGAGGTCTTGGAGATACGCAGAATGGTCTTGCCCCCCATTGAGGGGTTCCATGCGTATGACGACTTCAAATCCGAATTCGGAATATCAAAGACGCGTGGCTCTTTTCGGGTAAGCATGTGTCCACCTCAACTGTTCCAAAGAACATCGTCGGGGTGTTCAAACGAACCGTCACGAAGGCCCTTCCAGCCATGCCAAACGCCGCCGTCGCTGTTCTTCTCAAACAGAACCACGGAGGGCGGCACATGAAGAGATTGGCGGTTGTCGGTGAGCGTAGCGACGGAATGGGAAACCCCAGTCAACGCTCCGCTTTCATCACGCTCTCGCTCAATGCGAATTTCAATGATTTGCTGAAGCCATGCCTCGGTGTGGCCCGTAAGCCAGTTGGGGACTTCGGCTCCTGCGATTTCATTCCCCTGCGAGTCGTAGGAGGGCTTCATGTGTGCGATGAAATAACAGTGAACGCCACGGCGAGCAATCTCCATAAGGGCCATCATCGCGCTATTGTAGCGGTTCTTTCGGATGTTCCAGTTGAAGCGACCGATCTTGGTGGTGGTCTTCTGTCCTGCGACAGCGATACCGTCCACGCCCAATTCCAAGTCCTCAATTTTCATCACGGTTTCACAGATGTTCAACCAGTGGTCTGCGCCGTCAAAGACCAGCGTTTTGAGGTATGGGTTTGGCATACGGCCATGTTCGGCATAATACGCGTTCTGCCGCTCCGCCTGTTCTGCGGCTTCTTGGAGGATGTCGAGGGCGCGTTGGAATGAAGCAGGGAAGTCCTGCGGGACACGGCTTTGGGTCTTCGCAAGAACCCATGGGTTGATGACAACGATGTTCGCCGCCTTGTCACGGTGATGAGCAGACTTCGTGGATTCTCCGCCCAAGTCGTAGTCCATGTGCCAAATCTCCGCACCGTTGGCGATTTCCTCATCAGTGAGGGAATCCATGACCGCCCCCGACTTTCCAGCCTTGGGGGGTGCGGCGATTCCTGCAAAGACGATGCGTGGGCTTCGCTTGCTGATGCCTCGTGCCGCCTGCACAATCCTTCCACCTGCGGTGGCGGAGAAGGTCTTGACAGGGGGTGCGGGGGTGTGTGAAGGCTCAACGACAGGCTCCTCTTCGACGGGAGGGAAACCCTCATCGGGGTCGTTTTGAGGCCAGTTGTCGGTGATCACTGGCTCCTGTTCAACGGGAGGTTCTGCGACCTCAACAACGGGAGTCGTCTGCGGCTTGTTGGTGTCCACAGGCTCCCACTTGCCAAAGAAACCTGCGCTCATTGTTCATACCCCATGTCAAGGTGCGAGAGGCTGTTCACATCAGCATCAATGTTCGGTGCGACGATAGAGCGCAAAGGCATGGCATAAACAGCCTTGGCATCCATGTTGATGTTGAGGTCGCCACTGGTGGCTTCCCAAGAGCGGGTGCGAACAATGGCCCACACACGGGAACCCTTGGTGTAGTCGTGCCAGCCATCGGCCTTCTTGACCTTGAAGGCGTGGTGTTCGTTGACGAGGCGACGGGAGACATCAACCCACATGGAGGCGGTGGGGTCATCACGGCGCAACGATTGACTGGCAATCGTCAAGGCGTGTTTGTAGCCGCCCTCGGTGTATTGGTTCTCTTTGCCATCGTGGTCGATGTAGTCCACAACGCCAGTGACAGCGAAAATCGGCCCGAAGTCTCGGCCCGACTGAAGGATGACTCGGTGTTGCATGTGGTAATCGAACACCTCTCCCAAGTCCACAACGGGGGTGAATTGAGCGAGGTATTGGTCGGGAGAGAACATGCGGGTGGCAGTGGCGAGGTTGGCCTCATCCACCCAGTCCAAACCGTAGTCGGGCGCGATGTCCAGTGCCTTGAGAATTTTTCTGTTCTCGTCGTTCCATGCAGACTCAATCTCCGCCTTGAAGGTAATGGGGCGGAGGAGTTGGAGGTCAACATCAGCCGCACCGAATGAGCATTCAAGAGGCATGATTTCGGGCAGGGGGCCATCCTCCATGAAGGAGGTTTTGCGGTTGCCAACAAAGAGCCATGTGCGCTTCGGCATGTAAGCCGTCTTGGGTTTGTTGTCGTCACGCAGGAGGCAAATGTTTGAGGCATCAAGGGGAATCACCCAACGGGGCTTCTCGTCCTTGGCATCCTCGGTGTGAATGGTGGTGTCGTTGCCGTCAACAACATGCCACTTGCCGTCGCGCTCAAAACAGCGACCGATCTTGACGATGCGCTCATTCATTTTGATGCCATAACGAAGGGTTTGGCTGATGTTGGCTCGTGCTGATTCGACAGCGAGGTTGCGCTGGCGTTCCATGGTGTCTCGCTCGCCATCGTAACCGATGAGCATCCCGACCCATTCTTCGCCCTTCCCACTGCTTCCACGGCGGTTTTCTGTAACTTCCCACGAGGCGGAAAAGAAATCAAAGTCTTCTTCGTCCAACGCCGTGACCTTCCTGCCTGCGGCTTCCCAAATTTCGGGGAAATTTGCTTGCACGAACACGCCAAACTCTTCCAGCGTTTCTTCGTCGTTCCATCCGTTCTTCTGCTTCATTCGGTTCAATGCTTCGTTCATCATGTCGTTCACCATTTTTCGTCTGCGACAAACCCTCCGAAGGCGGTCAGACACTTAAAGGCTCTCGTATGTGCTATCAAGGAGAGACAGTGCTTCAATCACTTCCTCATGGTTTCGGGGTTGCTTCAGCACCCCGTTTAGATGTCGCACCATTTCATACCCTTTAGGATTTTTGAGCAACCACTTTAGCGACTGGACTGAATGAAGAATGCGCGTGATTTCTTCGGGGTTGACATAGACCTTCTTTGGCTCAAGCCCCAGTCCAACCAAAGCCGCCTTTACCCCATCGTTGAATCGAATAAACCAAACCTTCGGCTGAATCAAATATCCGCATTTGCGATCAACAGAACGCTGGCAAACAATGTCAGCCCTCATCGAATGGACGAGAACCAATGTTTGAATCATTGATGTTGTGAGGCCGCTATTTTTGAAATTGGGTAAAGAATCAAAATCAGCACCCATACCCCTAAAATCACTGCCATTATCGGTAGCATCAAAATCAAAGATGCCACCCTCTTCTTCCATCCGTCTTCACCATTCCAAATTTGCATCGGTTATCCCATCCGAAAGGAAGTCAAGTTGTTCAACACGAACCACTTTGCCCTTCCCTGCGTTTTCAGCGACGGAAACAATCTCGCCTTGAACATATCCCCCAAATTCACCCCAACCTGCCGAAATGACATCCACATTGACGAACACGGGTGACTTCATCAAGACCTTTTCGCCTTCGTATGCCGACGAGGATTCACAAAAAGACCTCAAGCGTTTCGAGGTGTCAACACTTGCTTCCACTATTCCGACCTCCAAATAGTCGTCGCCATCAACTGCGCCAAGAATCCATTTAGAAAGCGACACGCCGCTATTCTCCACAACCTCGCCCCACACGCCACCCAAGACCACAAAGACGCACTGGTTCTCTTGCTTGTCCACCAACACGACCTCATCCTTTGTGTTCTCATAGGACAACAACGCATGAGCAGACCATATTAAAACCGCTTTGTCGTTTGATTTAGCAGTGGCCGCCGCAGAAGGAAATGGATGTTGTTCCATTGGTTTGACGAGCATTTTCGGAATAGCCTTCCGTCGCTGTTCAAAGGTTTGTTCGGTTTGGTTGTATGAGTCAATGACCATCACCTCAAGGTCACGACCGTAAGCGTATTCGACGAGGTAAATGCCATCATCAAGAGCAGTGAATGGGACAGCCCAACCGAACATGTCCTCGTCCACCACGGCCTGTTCAAATTGATGCCCTGCGCTATCAAAGAGCGTGATTGATTCCTTGCTCTTGTGTAAGGTCATAAACACGCCTTCGGGCGAGCAGGAATAACACTTGGAGAAATTGATTGATTCAATGGTGCTGGTGATCGGCGTGGGGATGATGAGTCCTTGATTGACCCTCGGAGCCTGTGCCTCAAACAGCGCATCGTAATCTCGTAAAGAACACAACTTGGCGACTTGACGAAAACCAGTTATCAAACAGGCCCTCCTCATTTGCGTGAATGGAAATTCGTTTGCTATGCTCAATGCTTTGATGATGTGAATTCGTTTGCACAATGAAGAAACAACGGACAAACGGCGAAACAAAATCCGAAGGTCGGTGCTGGTGATACGAGCAAAACAAGGACGAAGCAACAAAGCACGACCTTCATTTGTTTGGTCTTTAGACAAGACGCGTTCAATGATGCGAGACACTGTGGCTAAATTCATGGTGGTCGATTCGGCTTGACTCAATGAGGAGATGAGCAAAACCAAGTCGGGGTTTTCATCAACTTCTTCGGGGTATGCGTCGGTCAAGTTGAAGAAAATTTCTCGGAAGTCCTCATCGGAAAGCCTCACTGATGATGCAGGGGAATAGAAGAAATGAATCAACTCCCACTGTTCACTGTTGGAGTTGGCTATGCACCCTGCTATGGCGTTGTGAGGATGGCGCAATTTAGGAAGGACTCGCGCCGTTTCAGCGACGAGGCGGAAGGAAATCACCTTCACCACTCCGAAACCATGTCCTCGTATGCGTCCGAATCATCAATGATGTGCAAAATCATTTCGGCGTAACGCTCCTCAAGAGGCCACTTCTTCTTTGTTTTCTTTGGAGTTGCCAAAATGCGAATCGGTTTCTCAAAAAGGAGCAAGGCGATTTCTCGCATTTTGCGAACAGAAATGCGATACCCTGTCATTTTGCAGACGATGTAGCAACAGTCCATCGAAAGCGGAACAAGAGTCCGTGGTGGATTATTCATGACCGCCTGCCAAAGCCGCCATGCTAAACGCTTCAATTCTTCAATCACTTCGGGAGAAGCATCAATCAATTGTTCCTCTTCGACATGGTGAAAAAAGTGGCTGATTCGATCTCTCCCATTTTCAATTTTCCACATCCAGTCTTCCTGCGATGGCATCATTCAACCCCCCTTTCTTCCTCTTCCCAAAAGGTGTCGTCGCTCAAAACCTCGTTGAGCGTGTCCCTCAACATGGCCGCTTCCTGTTTGGTCAACATGAATCCTTGTCGGGTGTAACCAAGGTAACCTGTTTTCGATGGGATTTTTCGGTGCATTCGCAGGTTCAAAACCCACTGCCCGTATGCCTCCGTTGTCATAACATGCAAATCTAAGTGAGGCGATAGTTGCGGAGCAATCTCACCAGCCAAACGATTGTTGAATTTCTCCTCGGCGGCCACTCACTCCTCCTCCTCCGCCGCTAATTTTGATTGTTTCAACAACCATCCTCGGTCATCAACGACCACATGGACTCCCCTCAATTCGGGGTCAATCGCTTCTGCTTCTCCACAGCAGGGGCAGGTTCCTTCCTCATCAATTTGAATGTAGGACACCCCCGATGTTTGCAGTGGCTCAACACGAAGCATCGCGCCACACCTCTTCTCACAGGCGAATACATCCCCAATCAATTCGTCGGGAATAAAAATCTCAACTTCATGGTCAAAGGCCCGAACAACTTCTTCCTTTACAGTGTAGCCGATCAAGTCTGCAAGTTGCATAATCCAGTGGTGATTATCAAACGGACTTCTCTTGAAGTCATCAAGAATTGGTCGTGAGAACCATATTTCAACCAGCGTCAACTCATTTTTCCCTGTCTTGCGATAGCGTCCCACATTCGGCAAATCCCATTCGCCATCAATAGCGAGGCTATTCCAAAGAAGGTAAGCCCAAGAAACATCTTCCGTCGAAGGCGACGGCATTTCCATTTCATTTTCGGTCAAGAGTCCACCTCCTGCATTGTAGGCATCTCCATTTGCTTTTCATCTCCTTTGTGATGATGTCTCTTTTTGTTCCCTCGGAAACCATTGGGCAACCACAATCGGGACAAATGGGTTTATTCAAAGAAGGCGATTCAGCCATTTGCCTTCCTCCTCGCCTTTGTGGTGAAAACATAATTCTTGTATTCCTTGGTTGTCTTTTCTTCTTTCCAACTCATCCTTATGCGATTGCTGGTAACAAAATTTTCACGAAGGGCTTTTTCAATTTCGGGAAGAATCTCTTGCTTTGCCTTACGAAGTGATAGGAAGGGATTTTGCTTGGGGATCTCAACGAACACATCACACCATGCGGCATGGTCGAGAGGATAGATTGCTCCTTTCACAGTATGTCCTTTGATTTTCATCTCAAGGCCCACTGGTTCATTCTCGTTAAGAATGTCAAGCACTGATTCTTCATTCTGCGATTCGGACACTTAGCCTCCACCTCTTTCTTTTCCAAAACGGCAACTTGTTGATTTCTTCCCTGTATTTCGCCTCGTGCTTCTCAATCATTTCTTGTGCCTTGAAAATGGCGTTTTCAATTTTTGACAGTGCATCTGTTCTTTCAATGCCGTTCATCTCGGCATAAATATCAGTCCCCAAGAGCATTCCTCGGTCGGCTCTCAACTCAACCAAAATTCTTCTCCACGGGGTTCTCGCAACCTCCAAAGCGACCTTAGCGTGTGAGGCCTGTTCCTCGTTCATGTCTTCCTCCAAGGGGGGACGACTCTTAAAGGCTCACCGCCATTCTTCGCCAAGTGTGCTTGATGCGTCGAACACAATGGTTGCTGGTTCTTCTCCTTTGGACAACTCATAACCGCACTCCTCGCACTCCTCGTGTTCATCCGAGGCATACATTGGGTGAGCGCAATACGGACAAATCACCATGTCCTCCAACGAGTTGAAAATCGCCTTGGTGACCATGTCAAACATACCGTCGTCACCTCTCCTTGAGAATTGTCTCTCAAAGTCAATGTTGGGCCACGACAGGTAAATTGGTTCCCAATTCTTGTCCTGCCACAGCAGGTGAAAGTCAACTATTTCTTGCGCCTCGTCCCATGGGTTTCGAGGGATGGTGAATTTCTCAATCGTTTCTCTCGTGATGATTCCTCGCTGGCCGTTGGCCCGAATGTAAGCAAAACCTCCTCGCTCTTTGTCCTTCTTTGGTAAGTCCAAATACGGCAGGATCGCATGAACGCCTGCATTCTCTTTGGTGAATTCCTCGTTGGGGTCATAAACCACTTCACGATACATCACATAAATTGGGGTCACTGGTGCTTTGGGTAATCCGATTGTCATTCTATCCACTCCTGCATCGTCCGTTGTTCTTTGCTCCTGCCACTGATTGATTCAATTCGGGAGGGTATCAACCTTGCGAAGTCCTCATTCAACTCACAAAGAATCGCTCTCCTGCCACGGAGAAGGGCTACGCCTGCGGTTGTTCCCGACCCTGCGAAGGGGTCAAGCACAGTCCCGCCAGCAGGACAACCAGCAAGAACGCAGAAGTCAATCAATTCGGGAGGGAAGACAGCAAAGTGGGCTTCGGGGTATGGCCTTGGTGATACCTGCCATACGCTCCTTCTGTTGCTCGTTGGTGTTCGGATTGCTTCATGGTCGAAGAAATACGACTTGGACTTTGAGAACAAAAAAATGTATTCGTGGCTCTTGGTGCATCGGTCTTTGACTGATTCGGGCATACAATTTGGTTTGCTCCAAATGATGTCTTGCCGCAACCACCAGCCGTCCTTCCGCATGGCGAAGGCCAGCATCCAAGGAATGCCCACCAAGTCCTTGTCTTTGAGATCGCCACTGGCTTTATTCCTCCTGCTCAAAGGCAGGTCGTGAGCCTCATCAGCATGAAACGATTGTGGGCGTTGCGAGGAGCGAGAGCCAGCGCAATAGGAGTCTCCGATGTTCACCCACAGGGTTCCGTCTTCACGAAGGACGCGCTTCACTTCTCGGAACACCTCAACCAAACGGTCGATGAATTCCTGTGGAGTCTCCTCCAATCCGATTTGTTCCTCTATGCCGTAGTCCCGAAGGCCCCAATACGGAGGGCTGGTGATGCAACAGTGGACTGATTCGGAGTCCAGTTGCTTGAGCGTGGTCAAACAATCTCCGATGAGCAGTTGGCATCCATCAAGAAGTTGTTTCAATGGCCCCACCTGCTTCAAGAATGCGACAAACCTCCTTCCCCGAACCATTGAGGTAAATGGGGTCGTCCTCTTCTTCGGGCTTCCCGATAATCCACATCGTCGTCTTCGTGAGGTATGGCTCGCCATGTCGGTCTTTCGTCCAACGGTGAGCAGGAACCACATGCAGGAAAGAAGGGGGCTGGCCGAAACGGGTGTATGCAGAAACCCACACTTTCGAGGCCATGGAACGGCTCTTGGGTTTCTTGAGGTATCGCATCTCTTGAGGCCCCTTGTTGTTTCTCATTGAACCACCGCCCCCCATGTGCAAAGCCGACCGTTGGTTTTGTTTGCCTCCTCAACTTTTCGGAAGTGGTTTGGATAGCGAGAAAGCAACTGGCCGATCTCGTTTGGAGTCACGGACATTGAAGGGTATCTCGTATTGAATCGTTTCATCAAAATGTTGGTGTTGGCTTCGCCTTGCAGGTCTTCAACCAACACACGATGAAGCATGTTGACCTTGCCTTTGCCACGGGTTCTCGTCTTGCTGTTGCCTCGCCCCATGCCAAATCAACCCTGCATTTCGCCCGAAAGTGTCTTGCTGATGAGCGCGTTCAAGCGTGGGTCACGGGAGCCGCCTTCGGAAGAGGCCTCTCCTGCCTCGTGAGCGTCCTCCACGGCCTCGTTTGCCTCTTCAAGCACTTCTTCCGCCACTTCGACGGCAGGGGGTCGTGGGAGTCCGTAAGGATTGTTTTCCGAAACAGCGACAGCCGTTGTAAATCCGTAGAATCCCTCGCCATGGTATTCGGAAGCGGTGTATTCACACCAGCACTTTTCGGTGCAGAATGAACGGGGGCCAATCGGAGATTCGTTGTCGGTGAAAGTGGCCTCGGCGTTGTTGCACATAGCGCATGGGTTGTAGAAGAATGCCTTCGTATCGGTGTTGTCAGTGGCCTTCAACTCAATGACGACCTCCTCTTCAGCAGGAATGAAACCGTCCTCCTCGTCTTGAGAGAGGATTTCATCAATGGAAAGGTTCTCCCATGAGGTGTCCATTTCGACGACAGCGTATCGCTTTCCTCGGCGTTCACCAGTGGAGGCCATGAGAGCCTGCTCAACGAGAGAGGCGGCGGCCTTGGAGAGTTGCTTCGCTGTGGCCTCTTTCAGCAGGTCAAAGGTGGAGAGGTCTGCGACGGCCTTCTTGACTTGACCCATGGTGAAGAAGCGGCGTTCTACGCCATCGGGACAAACTGTGGCTTCGCCCTGTTCCATGATGGACACGGTGGCGTGAGAGAAGGCGGCGTGGATGACGGCCTCCAAGTCGGAAGGCTTGTTCACATCAAGGTCGGGCTGGATCAACAGAAGCGGTTCTTCATCCACAGGTTCGGACTCAACCGCCACAACAGGTTCGGGAGCAGGCATCTCTTCAATCAAACCTGCTTCAATGTAGGCGGCCATGGCTTCGTCGTCATCCATGTTCATGTCCATGTTGTCGGGGAAGTCGGACAACAAAGCATCGGGTTCGGGAGCGTATTCTGCCGCAGGGTCGGTCGGAGGCATGGTGTAGTCGTCATCGTCAAAGACACCAAGAACACGGGCTTTCATCTCATCGAGCGAGGGGCCTTCAACCACTGGTTCGGGAACAGGCTCGGAGGGGATGTCCTCAAGGACAAAGCCCATGTTCACTTGAGGGCTTCCTGCCGACTTGGTTTTGAAGGTGCGCTTCAAACGCTCCAAGCCCTCGGAAACAGCCACAGCGTAACGAACAGGCGGCAACAATTTTTGGTCGATTTTGAGGCGACCCGTTTCGGGGTCAATGATGGAGGCGGCATCAATGGCTTCGCACATGCGGTCAATCAAGGCGAGGAACACCTGCTCGTCGCCATCAAAAATGCTGATGAGAGCCGCCCCCAACTGGCCTTCTATCCAGTCGGAAGGCTTGGTGGCGGTGGCCGTCTTGTCGGACATGCCGTAGGGGAATTTGACAACAGGCTTACCCTCTTCAGCAGGAACAAAACGAAGCCGCTTCCCGCCAAGTCGAATCTCCAAGTCGGTGTCTTCAACAACAGCCAACGGCTTCTTGTTGTTCTTGCGCTCGGCGGCGGAGAGGTATGCGTCATCACCTATGCGCTCCAACATCTCGTCTTGCAGGACAGCACCCAACATTTTGAGGGCAGGCCCCAATTCGGCAGGGATAACAGGCAGGTCTTTTGCGTTCTCTTTCATCGTTTTTCGGCTCATGTTCTTCATTCTCCGCCTTCGCAGGCATTGACTCCGAACAGGTGAGCCTATTTAATTCCTTCACCGCCAATTGACGGAGTTATCGGGGTTTAGCGACAGGTCTTTTGTGAACACATCTCCTTGAAGGCCTACGAAAATCCACAGTCTGTTGTCGTATGAACCAGCCACCCCTTGCACCTTAACTGCGCCCAAGTCCATGAAAGAGGGGGACTTGGAAAGGATGTTTGCGATTTGTCCCATCGTGGCTCCATGCCTTGAGTTGTCATTGACATAATCAAGAATCGCTGTGGTCGTCAACGGCTCGTCGTCGTTTTTGAGAAGTGATTCAACGATTTTCGCCGTAATAACACGCGTCCTCATCAGCCCATCCCCTGCATTGGGGAGGGGTTTTCGGCTTTCATCATTATCACATCGTCGATTCGTAGAATCATGACCGCCGCTTCGGTTGCGCTCTTGAGGGCTTGAACAACCACTTCTTTCGGTTCGACCAAGCGAACAGTGATTGCGTCCACCGTAGGTGGGCCGCCGACTTCCCCATCCGAAGGAATGCGAATCGCTTCCTGCCAGCCGCCTGCGTTGTGCTGTGCGATCAAATCAAGGGCGACATCCACAGGGTCAAGACCTGCGTTCTCACCGATGGTTTGAGGAATCGACAGCATAGCCTCACCGAATTCTGCGATTGCCATGCTCGTCCGACTTCCGATGCCTTGAGACAACTCGGACAACTTCTTCGCAATCTCTACATGGGTCGCTCCACCGCCCACGGTGTATTCGTTTTTCTGCGTGGTGAGCCACAGCACACCCAACGCATCATCCAACGCTCGCTCAATCTCGGCGGCGACATGGGGGGTTGAACCCATGGTGATGATTGAAACAGGCGTGTGAACGCCACTGGCTTTGTGACAGGGCTTCACAGTGATGAACGGGTTGTCAAATTCCGTATTGACCCTGCAAATCGCAAGGCCCATGTCCTCTTTCTTCAAATCATTCAAGTCCGAAACCATGCTTGAACCCGTGGCTTTGCACAGTGCGTCAAGGTCGGAGCGAACCACCTTCTCAACAACCAAAATGTTGTTTCGACGCAGATAATGAATTGCCAAATCGTCAACGCCCTTCTGCACGAACACTGCTGATACCTTCAAGTCCACCAATTTTTGAACCATGTCCTTGATTGCGTTCTCTTCTTCTTCCAAGAATGCGGCCACTTGATCGGGATTGGTGATTTGCACCTGCGCTTCCATCGCGCCCTTCTTCGCTTCAAGAGCGCAGGAGAGAATGGCGACTGGCCCCTCGGCCAAGTCGGGGAGGCGTGGGTGAGCCTTGTCCTTCTCAACGGCCACGCCCTCAAACAACCAAGTGTCCTCAACGCTTCCACCAGTCAAGGTGAGGATGCGAATGTCCTCCAAGTTGCCTGCGGCGTTCACTGCATCCACACACAGCGTTGCCAGCAAGTCTCGTGACGATTCTGCCGATTTGCCCGTCAGTGAAGTGGACGCGATGTGCAACATCGGTGCGCTGTTAATTTCTTTCTTGGTCTTCTCGCTCACTTCATCAACGACAGCCAAGGCCGCTTGAAGTCCGATTTGAAAACCACTGCAAATGGTGGATGGGTGGATGCCTTTCTCAAGAAGTCCTTCGGCACGACGCAACAACTCGCTGGCGATAACCACAGCAGAAGTCGTGCCATCGTAGCAACGACTCTCCTGCGTCTGTGCCACGGCCACGACCATTTTTGCGGCGGGGTGTTCGATGCCAATCTCACGAAGGATGGTCGCACCGTCATTGGTGACCACGACTTGCCCCGTGTTGTCCACCAGCATTTTGTCCATGCCCTTCGGCCCAAGCGTTGAGCGCACAGCATCACCAACGGCCTTTGCCGCGCTGATGTTGTTTGACTGTGCGTTGCGCCCTCGCTTCTGTTCTGTTCCTTCCTGCATGATGAAAATCGGTTGTCCGTTGTGGGCCATCATGTGTTGTCCCAAAACGGGGCGTGTTTATCAAGCCTCTTCTCGGAGCGATTTGATGTAGGCATACATGGCGGTGAGGCCACGCTCACGAGCAGGAGAGGTCATGGCACTATCCCAGTTGTAGGGGTTCCATTCGTCGTAGGCATCGTCGTGAATCCATTCAAAGAATTTCGCCTCGTTGTCCGTCAAGCAGGAGATGTGCATGTCGTTGTCCAGCAATTTGTTGCACACCTGCTCGGTGGCCTCACGCCAGCAATCGGGCAAGTCGTCCATCTCCTTCAACTCGTCAATGAAGCAATCGTCGCCACCCACTTCCGAGTTGCGCTTGATGATGGCCTTCAGTTGTCGCTTGGCGTTGGAGGCCTGCTTCTTGGCCTCCTCCTCCTCGCTCGGCTCCTCCTTCGCTTCGACAGGAACGCTGTGCTTGAGGATGCGCTTAGGGAACCGACGCTCACCTGCAATCATGGCCTTGATAATGGGCCTCAATGCTTCGGTTGGTGCGTAGCCCCTGCCAACGGAATAACCCATGTTGAATGGGTTGCATTCCTTCTTCGTGAGGCCGAGGTATGGTTTCGCCAGCATGAGCATCATGCGGTTGAACATGAGATCGTGCGGCCTCTCCTTGCCGTTGATGCGAGCGCAGGTGTAAGCGTAGAGTTGAGCGACATGGATTGCCTCATGCAACACCGCCTCAATGTCCCACCACAAAAGCGAGGCTGTCTTTGCACCAACATGGACGCTGTATCGGCGGGGGCCTGCTGATGCGTTCTTTCGTCGGTCGGTGTTGTTGCGCTTCATGACGATGTGTGGGCCACGCACATTCCGTGTCTGCCCCTTGTCCTTGTTCGTGTTGAACCACATCATGTCCATGATGTAGGAGGGTCTGCCGCCCATTTTGCGACGGGGGTTCTCTCCTTCACGCACAGCGAAGGCGTGTGCTTCTTCTGCGATTGCATCCCAATCGGGCTTCGTGAAGATGTCCTTCACAAGCCGCATCATGTTCACAGCGTAGGTTCCACAGGAAGCCGTCGAGAGGTATTTCTCGTCGTCTATCCAGTTGTTGTTCTTCTTCATTTTGTTCTCTCTCCTTCGGGGCATTTTATTCCCCTCAATCTAACCGAAGGGGTGTTCCGACATAAAGGCATCGGCACTAAACCGATGCACTGCGAGCCATTTTGGGGTTTATTCCGCCCTTTCACCAAGGAAGGAAGGAGAAATCGCCCACGGTATGCTCCACTGGCTCCTGCGGCTTCGCAGGGGGGTTCAATGAATTCGTCCCGTAGGTCACGACTTTCCATGCAATCCTCATTCGTTCTCGTATGCTCATGTTCTTCTCCTCCTCAATCGTTGATTTCAAGTTGCATGACGATGGGGCCGTAAAGCACCGCGTCTGCCCGTGTGATGGCTGTTGCCTTGATGTTGATAGGCATTTTCTTCAACATGCCCTCCTCGTCGGCGTAAATCTCACCAATGCAGGCGTTGAATCCGAATTCCATCGAAACATCCTGTCCTCGGAAGAACGGGACTGGTTCGATCAAACCGTCTGTGCCAATTTCCATTTTCTCACGCAACCATTCAAAGGTCGGCGTGAAGCACATCGGAGCGTCTTCAATCAGCACTTCGTAGTCCTTGGGGTCAAAGGGAACAGTGATGACGAGTCCTTGTCCATCTCGGCTCACTTCGGGGTGGTCTATCAGTTGAGCAGAACCGTTCTCAACCATGGCTTCAACCGTTTCTGCCCGTAGCAGAATCCATTGAACCGTCATGCTATCAACTCCTGCGGCTTCCACCAGTGAGGGGCAGGCGTTCCCCGCTCCCACTTGGCAAAGGAGGCTTTGTCTCGCATGTAATAGATGCGATACGCTTCAACGGCGGTGTATTTGTCCTCGTCCAGCAGGTCGAGGTTTTCACCTTTGGATTGGTTGAAGCAACGAGCGAAGGGAGTCATGTCTCCTGCGGGGATGTATTCGTCCCAAGGAAGCGTTGCGAGATGTTCCAGTTGGCCGAGCGCAAAGTGTTCCTTGCCGAACCGCTTCTTGAATTCAATGCACAATCCGAGGGTGTGCATCCATGACCAACAAAAATTGCCCATGTTCGCAGATGTCCAGCGAGTCGCAGGGTGATTCTTGTAACCGCCCTTATGGGGTTTTTTTGTGGTCTTTGTGAGCGGCATTGATTCGGGGGCCATGCCATTGAGCAGGCAGGCCGATACGAGCATTTGAACGCCCTCCGTGGCCTGTTTGTTCACATGCTGGTCGCACATCATCAGTGGAGCGTGAATGGCTGATTCATGGAGAGGGAACCAATTCATGTTCAAGCCTCCACGATCAAGTGAGAGATTTCATTCCGCTCAAGCGTGAGCGTGAATTTGTATGCGTCATCGAGAGTCTCAAAATCGGCGTAAAGCGTTCTGCCGCCGCCTCCGTCGCCCGACTCCTCTCCTGTCGCCATCTCTTCCAACCAGTCGTTGAAAGAGCCGTGGTCGTCCTCCTCGGACAGCAAGTGGTATTCAACACGAACACCGCTCGTTTGGGGTTGCCCGCATCCCTTGGGTTGCCAGTTGATGACCATGTGTTCGTCCCACCATTCGCTGATGTCCCACCCCTCCATCTCAATGAATTCCAAAAGTGATGTCATTTTGTTCTCCCAGTCGATTCCGTTTTCGTTGTTCGTCATTTTTTATTCCTCCTTTCCTTCTTTTGGCAACTTTTTCTCCAAGCGTTCAAAGGCTTCAGTCAAGTCCTTTTGGGTAAATCCAAGGAGGGTGTTCACCTCTCCGTTGTCGCACCAGTTGAGGTCGTCGTCACGAATGAACATGACCCCCCATTCAACAATAGCGCGCATGGCTTTCTTCACATCTTTTTTGATTGCACCCATAATGATTCACCTTCCGTTGGCAGTGTCTCCGAAGCGGTCAGCCTATTTAATCGTGGCTCCTTGTGAATGAGCAGGGCCGCCTGTATTGGCCGCCGTCGCAGGCCATGAATGTCTCGTGCTTCTTGTTCAGCACAGGGCGCACAGAAGCCTCGGATTTGCAGTTGGGGCAATCGGAGTCCACCTCATCACGAATGAGGCCATCGTCGAGCCGTTCCATGATGTAGTCAATG